TTACTCATTTCCATTCATTTTCTTATCCATCCATTCAACAGCATCCTGTATTGATGAAACTTTCTTAATCTCACGTGTTACGCAGAACCTCATGTACTCACAGATAATTTCTCCCACATCATTAAAGTAAATGTTGTATGCTCCAGTGCTATTTGCTCCAGTACACGGTATCTCAAGTTCCAAAGCCTTCAAGGCTTTTTCAGCATCACAAGTGAAGTAAGCATATATATCATGCGAAACCTCCTTGCATCCGGTTAATTTGACAATGTTTGCCATATCACTTTTTTGTTTTTAAATGTTTTCTGTATTTCACTGGTATAAATCGTTTGAGTTCCGGAAGCGAGGTAGAAACAAGATACATCCATGTATCCCATCTTTGTCCTTCATGCTCTCTTGTCGGCAACGAGCAATTTTGGCCGTAACAATTTTCGTTTTTGTTTTCTGCCTTACATTTCACACAGCATCCTGCACATTCAGAGGACAAATGACAAAGAATACAAGCCTGTTCCTTGCTGATGCCATAATCCATATCTAATGATAGTTGTTTATTTATCATTGCCTTTTTCTCCTTTCCACCAATTGTTCTAATCGTTTCTCACATTCTGCACACTCGAGTTTCTTTCGTTCCAGTTTCTCCCGGAACTTAACCAGCTCCTCGTCCGTATTCTCGTCAAAGAACAGATTGTTCTGACGGTTGTGCTCTATGTATTCATTCATCCTGCGTTCTGCTTTTGTTATCTGGGCTTTTGCAGAAATCAGCTTTGAAAGGCAGGAACTCACTTCAAGCGACTCTCCTGAACGCTTGTCGTAGTAGTAGAAAGAAGTGTACACATCATTCCTCGGATGCTGGCATTGCAGTCTGGCCACCCTCCATCTGATTACCCACATTCTTCTTTCGTACACCTCACGCGGAAGGTCGTAGGTGTATAGGATGACAGATTGATGGCCGTGACCGTAGCAGATGCTGATTTGCACCCAATTCTCGATTTTCAGTTCCTTTTCTGATTTGGCCAAATCCTTATCCATCTGGAACCAGTCATCCATACTTTCTTGCTTTCCCATATCATTCAAATTTTAATTCAAGTTGTGAGTAAGGTTCTTTATACTCAGGATTTGAAAAAAGGAAAGCATTTCTAAGCGCCTCTGAGATTCTTTCACTCATGTCCTTAGAAACATTGTTCTTGTCAGCTTCTCTGTTAATCAGCAAGCATCTTTCAAGGCTACCATTGATAGGTTTCTCGTCAATGAACAGGCTGTACTCAGTAAATATCCGGTTCTGACGTTTCCCATCAGCCATTTCTTCATCCGTCTGGTACCTTTCAATCACGGTGTCTTGAATCGTTCTCAGACATCTTTGCCCACGGTCACTTCTGCAACCCTGTGCATCATTCTCGAACATTACGGATAAGGCACGTTTTTTTCGAACATTACCTATTCTAGACCATCCATAATAGACTTTCAGTTTTCCCATATCAGTTCCATTTTTGAGGCCGGTTGTTGATTCTCTCCAAGTAAGCGGCTATCTTCTTCTCCGCATCCTCACCGTTGCGGACGAAAATCCTTGTGTGGGTCTTGTCCCCTGGGACAGCCACATACTTTCCATGCTTCTCCATCTCCTGCTGGTGAGCAACTTTAAGTTCTGTTCCTTTTGGATTTTTTTCAAGGTCAACTTTCTTTGAACCCTCTTCAACACAGCCATTAAGATTCTCTTGGCCATAAACATCTTTTTCCATAATTCTAATTTTTTCGGTTTGACTTTTAGTAATATATGCCACGACAATGCGTGGCATATTATCATACAACACCATCAAAAAGGCCCCTTTCGCGAGGATTAAGTGCTTCGTATTCTTCACGGAAGAATTCCTCTTTGGTTCGTCCCATCTTTTTTCCTCTTCTGGTATGCACATCGAATGTATATGTAGGAATGGGAATAGGATTTCTCCTTACATCTTCCAGCCATTCGTCTGCATTAATCATATTCTTATCGTAAATGAAGTTCTGAAGGTGATCTGCGTCCCTGCATTTACGACAATAGCACAGAAGTATTACTGCCTTGCTGACAAATATTCTACCTTTTGGCTCCTTTGAGGACTTGTTGACAAGTTCGTGTCCTTGCCACAATGCTTCAATTTCAGACGTAATAAGTCCATAGCAATCTTCAGCGGAAATCGTATATAAACGCTTCCAGACATAATCCCTGTAACCGCTTGTCCACAACTCAAGAGCAAAATATCCGGCAACTGCAGTGTCAGCCCGTCTTATAGCCTTCTGCATCGCTGACGACACCTCAAAAAAATCATATCCTCTAACAGTTCTGATAATCATAAATCATTGACATTTATTATCTTACATCAGTAAAATTAATACAGAATGACAAGTTTTGCAAACAGAAACTTCGCCATTTTACGCCATTTTCAATACTTGAACTTACACGTTATATTGTACTGAACAAGCTGCTTGGTCTTGTCTTTACCGTTATTGGTAGTTCCCTTGAGATTGATGCTGTCGTCGAAATGTTTCTTTATAAGCATTATCGACCTCTGTTCCTCAGCCTGATTCCTGAAGGCTGCCAGTCCTCCGGAGTTGACGAATGTGGATTTCTGCTCGAAGTTGTATCTTAGGTCAGTAAGTATTCTTCTTTCCTTGTACTTCATGTAACAGGAAATCCAGAAATCCTCCTTAAGCCTGAGCTCTTCATTCCACCATGTATTCTTGTTGTAAAACACGCCATAAGAACATCCGGTTATCATCTTTGACAACGATAGAAATGCAGTTTCATCGTACATGACCGGAGATATTCGTGCAGTAAATCCGAACAGATGCACATCCAGCATCTGAGCAATCTCGGCAAGATTGAATATTATACGCGTTATCTCGTTCTTATCCTTAATCCTCGACGGTTCTCCTTTTTCTACACATATAGATTTGCAGGCGTGGACATCATCGTCAAGCATGAACAGATTTCCGAAATGCTTGGCCATCCAGTTACGTTTGGGGATGAGTCCTACAACATCGTCCGGATGAGTGACTATCTCACAATCTGGATTGAACTGTCTGTATAGGTCCGCCTGGCTCTCTGCCACACAGATTATCGGGTCGTTCACCAGCTTTTTAGCGAACACCCTGTCATGTCGCTTATGACTTGGTATTACGATTCTCAATTGCATGGCGTACATCCTTAATATCAACTACATTGCTTTTGCTCACTTTTCCGGTCTTGTAACTCTGCATGTGCTGCATGTCAAGTGCTTCACGTAACCAGTTGCTATCCACTTCACTAGCCGACATAATGATGAATAGCTCATATTTTTCATCATACTTGGGTATAAGTGGATAAACAGCAGTTTCATCCGTTATGGCTTCGAAACGCTCCTTGAATTCGTCCTTTTCAGGTTCCGGAGCAAACTCAATACCCCAGTCCTGAAGTTCAGACTTGTCCCAGTCGTTCATCATCACGTCCATATCATTCTCACCGAATGACACGTTATCCTTTGTCGCATATTCACGCAGCTTCCTTACAGGAGTCTCAGGATTTAGAACCTTGCAAGGAAGTTCCTTGTACCCAAGTTCCTTGCAGGCCCTAAGTCTTAAATTACCGCACACTACAATGTATCTTTCTCCTACAGGATAGACAATTAGTTCACGAAGATTAAGCATCTCAGGACTGTCCTCTATGCTTTTCTTCATTGCATCATAACGGTAATCCCTGAAGAACCGGGGATTTTTCGGAAGGCCATCAAGCTGGCCCTTGTTGAAATCCAGCAAACTGATCTGGATTGTTTTGAAATCAAATTCTGTTGTCATATACCAACTATTTAAATCAACAACACTAATAATCAACATCACACAATAGCCGGAACATCACTTAGTCAACGCGGTATGAATTAAACTCAACCTTATCCTTCAATAGTTGTTCGATGTCATTGCATCCTATCTTCTCAAGATAGGTAAGCGTAGCTATTATGACATCTGCGGCTTCTTCCTCACGTTCACTCCAGGATGGTATATGATTGCTTCTCTCCTTACCAGCTTCAGCAAGTTCCCTCCATTCTGACGATATGGCCAGCACTACGGCTTTAGGAGAAGTAGTTTCTGTCATTTTTTTTCGCTTCAACGCTATATCAAAACATCTTTTTGCAAGTCTGTTTAACGTAATCATAATTATCTAAGTTATTGTTATCGGACTATATATCAATTAAGCAAATGATTCAGGGCGAATGAATTTTCTCCATAATGGTTGTTAAGGTTAAACAAAAGAGGAGTCTAAATGACTCCTCCGTATTCTAATTTACTGCTCACTTTCAAGTTCCTTAAGTCTCTCATTCATCTTCTCTTCCTTCTTGGAGTATGCACTTTTGAGTTTTGAAGTCATCTCATTGTACTTTTCAGGATATTGCTCGCTGAAAAGCATATTCTGCAATTCCTTCAACTGACTGTCATACATTACAGAAGCTTCAGATAATTTTGTACGAATAAATTCTCTGTACCATCTGTTTCTATCCTTAGCATTATCTGTAACATATTTCACCATATCCATCTGACCTGTTTTCAGTCCTATTGAATTAAGGAACTGATACCCACAATTCTTCAACACCAACACATCCAAAATCGTCTGCTCGTTCAATGTCATTCCATCGGATTTGCTTGTATAGTCAGTCATATCATCTGCCCATTTACGCATGGTTTCAGTTGCCTTCTCAACCATGAGTTCCTTATTGCGCTTAATCTTCTGTCTGATATTCTCTGCCTCAATCTGCTTTGATACAGTACAAGCACCTTTAACAGATGAAGATTTCTTGAGATAATAAAAAGAAACCTTGAATTCAGGTCTTCTATAATTAAGTACCTCAATACATCTATACAACTCATTATTTTCGAGCTTCTCTGCAATCCTTTCATCACCCTCATTATACCAGCATTGATGGTCGAATACGTTATCATACACTACCTCAAAGCCCATATCATTGTACATCCTAACTGCATCTTCCTTTCTCTTCTTCTCATTTTCATTATCCCATGATTTTGGAGATTCAATTAGAATGACTGATTTTCCGAATGTCAGCGGCTCTCCCTTTTTAACAAGATTGTCAGCCTCCTTCATGACACGGTATTTGACATATTCCTGCTGCTTCTTCTCGAAACATTCACGATTAATGCACTTCTGTTCCTTTCCTTTCATTTCATAGAAAAGGCACCCATGATTTGCCGTATTATTGATGCATCCGGAACATGATGGAATCGAATCACTGAAATTATCCTCAGAAAAGAACTGTGCCTTATCAATAACACAGAACAAGTCATCAATATATTCCTTTATATCAGATATGCTTGCAGCACTCTCACCATTCACGTTCTCATTATAGAATTCTTTCTGCGCATCTATATCGAGTTTAGCCAGCAACATTGCTCCTGATATTGGGATAAGTTCCTGTCTTAACATATCTATAAGCTCAGGAATAAGCCCTTTCAGCTTAACTCTGTCCTGAATGAATCTGATTGACTTACCGAATCTGACAGCAATGTCCTCAACCGCATTTCCGTTTTCAAGAAGCAAGGAAAATGCTATCGCTTCCTCAACAGGATCTACATCCTGGCGCTGCAAATTCTCTGTTATCATAGCGTCGAAAGCCTGTTCGTCAGTCATTTCCCTTACTATGCAAGGTATTTCATTGTACTTGTCAGATTTTTTAGCCAGCATATTCCATGCTCGGAAACGTCTTTCACCGCATACAATCTCGTACCTCGGTTCTACAGATACAACCTCGCCGGTTTCTTCATCAATATGTGTTTCTTCATCGCTGATTTTCCTGACTGTGATAGGCTGTAACAAGCCCTGTTCTTCAATATTCTGAGCGAGTTCCTCAATCTTCGCTTCATCAAAAGTTTTACGAGGATTCATAGGTGACGTCTGTATGAGCATCACCGGAAGTTTTTGAATTTCTGCCATAATTTTATATTTATTGGTTTGACTTTTAGTTTATTACATCAGTAAAGATAGTTCAGAATGACAAGTTTTGCAAACAGAAACTTCGCCATTTTAAAGCCATTTTATTATTGAGAAGAAATGACGTCTTGCAGTCTCCTCGAAGGCTTCAAGATGCTCCGGAAGCACGGACACGTTACAATGGCCGTTCAATGTAAGATGGATATTGCGCCACCCGAAATGGCAGCATATATCATCCTTCCTTTCAAGTCCCTTCTTGCTGAACTTTATTTCGAAGTGCTTCTTTTTGCTCATACTTTTCAAGCATTTTTCTTTGTTTCTCCAGGCTTTTCCGTTTCATGAAGGCAAGCGTATCATTGGACCTATTCAAGGCTTTCTGTGCTTCCTGGTCACCGTTTGCCGCCTTTTCCTGCAACATTCTTCGGTAGTCCTCATAGTACAGACCGTTACTTTCAGCTTCATTGAGCTGCTTATGATCGTTGTAGGACAATATGTCAGCCCTTGCACACCTTTCCCGGTTATACTGACGAAGCCACCCCATAATTACAGACCCATCCAGACGATTATATATTTCTCCATACTTTCCTTTCATTCCATTCCTTAGTGCCAGCTTCATATCATCGACTTTAAAGTACGGATATTCCTCTATTATCATGTCGGTGGTAAAAGCTACCTGCGTATCTTCCATTGTGTTCGAAGCATTAAAGAATGACACGACTTCTTCCAAAAGTAAAACGACTACAGCACGTGCCCGATTTTCTCCCCACTCCTTCACAAGCATTCCAAGTGATGGTTCAGATGATGCGAACACATCATCCACGCTCTTAGGTCTCAGAGCCTGTAAGTATTGCTTCGGCAAGGTTTGCAAGACGGCTAACTGATTGCTTTCTTCCGATTGGGTTACTTGTATTTCCTTTTTCATCATAATTTCCCTCCAAAATTTTCGTGAAGTTGGACGCCTTGAATATCCAGTCAAAATCGCACTTCCAGTTTCTGTCATTACACCCTAAAAGAAATGGACTGGCAGCCACCTTCTTCAATACGGTGAATACAGTTTCCTTGTCGTACTGGGCTATTCTTGCCTTGACAGCCTTGCGCCTTGCTTCGGTCATGTTCACGACCATTGACAATTTACCGTTGAAAGTAGTATTGAAGTATTCCTGCAATCTGACAAAATCAACATGCTCTATTTGCGGATGAGGATTCAAAGAAAGCTCGTCTTTCTTTGTATCTCCTTCTGGAGATATTTCTTTATTATTTTTTTTACTTTTCTTTTCTTTCCTTTCCTTTACTTTACTTTGTGTACTTTTTGAGGAAGAAATCATCATTTCTTCGGAAGAAAAAGCTATATCTTCGGAAGAAATGATGTTATATTCGTGAATTTCATTATTTCTTCTACATAAATCGCATATCTTCTGGTACCTTTCTTGTATTCCTTTTGACGTCAATATTTTTTCAGAATCATACAATTCCTTAGAAAATAACCCGATTACCAAGCAGCATTTAATGACCTCACGTATATACGCCTCTTCAAAGCCCGTTTGTTCCGATACAAAGAAAGGCAACTCTTCATCCCACCTCATGTAATACCCTTGTTTGTAGATATTACATAGCAGGAGAGCATATACTGTAACAGCCTTACCACCCTGGTATTTGATTAGTTTTCTAATTCTCAAATCTTGAAAAAAATCAATATCAAAAGGGAAATAATCAAGACCAATCTTCTTATTTCTTCCCATATTAATGTTTTTGATACGTTACAAAGCTAAGTTACATTCAGAACTCAATCGGAGTTACCTCATATTCGATACGTGGTTCCTTCTTGTCGATGAACTTCTGAATGTCTATTTGAACACAATATCTGTCATTATCAATCGTCTTGGTCTGCTGCAGGCAATCAAGAAGAATCTTAAGAGAATTGTCCAGATCCGGTCGGTTACTTGAATAATATATCTTTGCTTTCAGCTTGAAATATCCCTTTACCATCCTACCACGTTCCGGACACTGGATATAGAAATTCTTTTCATATTCAGTAAGAACCTTCTGTTTGGCCAGCTTTGCATGACCACCGACATTTACTATCTTATAACAGTTACTCTTACTTGGTATCTGTCCTCTTATCACATACATAAGCTATAGTATTACATTGGTTAATCGTTTTCCGTTAGTCTTTATCATCCACTTTCCTTTTTCCGGCTGCTCAATCCTCAAATCCTCTACCCTACCGAATGTTTTAATATTTCCACACAAATCAACAACCCATCCTTCCTTCCCTGGGTATGGACGGATAACACGACCTATCATCTGGTAGTATAAAGCAAGTGACATCGTAGGCCGGCAAAGAACGATTGTATCCAACTCCGGGTAGTCAAATCCAGTAGTGAGGACACCGCAATTAGCGACAACCTTTATCTTTCCGGACTTGAAGTCTGACAAGATCCGTTCACGTTCTTTCTTAGGAGTCGTTCCACTGACCACTGCACTGTCTGGTATCTCATGGGTTAGCATTTCAGCTTCCTTTACAAACCTCGTGAACACCAGTATTCCACGTCTCGGTATTCCACTCTTAGGAGCCAGCAGCCTTCTTACCATGCTAATCAGATAGCCATACAGGTCAACACGTTCAAATTCCTTTGAAAGACTCGCTTCATCGAAGTCAGCACCGGTAGAATTCCTTCTGACATTCACAAGTTCTATTTTTGTCAAGTCATAATACTTAAGTCTGGTTAGGAATCCTCTTGCAAGCAGTTCGCTCACCTGACAATAATAGATTACGTCCGAAAAAACTCTCGGCCTTGTACGCGTAAGGAACTTTAGCATCGAACCGTTCATCGTGCTGCACAATCTGTAAGGAGTAGCAGTAAGTCCGATAATACGTCTCTCAGCAGCTGCGAAGAAATCAGCATACATTCCTTCTGTCGGGTTAACCAAATGGCATTCATCAATAAGAATATACCTGAAATGCTTGAAATCTTCCATGTGATTATATACGCTACCGATGGTGGCGAAGGTAATTCTGTTTATATCCTTTCTCTTGACAGAGGCAGAATAGCATCCGGCATCAAAGATTCCGTATGTCTGCAACTTTGCGAAGTTCTGTTCCAGGATTTCCTTGTTAGGCTGGAACACCAGCAACGGTTCATTCAGCCTTGCTGCTATGTCAGCTATGATGAGGCTTTTCCCGGCACCGGTAGGCAATACCATAAGATAATTTCTACCGTTTTTCAGTTTGTAGTGTGATATAGCTGCATTACTGGCATTCTGCTGATAATCTCTTAATTGAAACTTCATATTCTGATTATTCCTTTATGAACTTTTTCATGACAGGAAGCGCACAGAGTGACAAGGCAGTCAAGGTATTCAAGTTCCTTTCCTACGATTGATACACCATTTACCTTATATCGTTTGTGATGCACTTCCAAAGGATAGCGTGAACCGCAAATCCTGCACTTATGCCCATCCCTTAACCTCACATTCCTTGCAACCTTTTCCCAATATGGATTGTTAAGAGAACGTGCATAATTGGACTTGCGGCCACGCTTATGCTGCAATCTACTCATCACCTACAGCATCATTGAATTCTTCCTCTCCCATCACTTCTCCATCATCGTTGTCTGGAAGCATGTCATGTTCTTCATCAAACTCTTCATCAGAAGGTTTCTCCGGAGCAGGGAAATCAAGACCGAACAGTTCCATCATTGCAACCCTGTTCTTATCTTCCTGAGCCCACAATGATGATTTATCGTAGGATGGAATCTTTTCAGATTTGGCCAGTACGACCTTACCGTTAAGAATGGAATAATACAGGAAATACCCATTCAAAGCAATACGGAATGTCTTTGTAGCCGGAAGTTTCTTTTCCTCCGTTCCTTCCTGTACTTTTGCAGCGTAATCCTTAATCTGCTTGCTCAATGAATTCAACCTTTCCTCAGCATCCGTCTTGATGCGTTTGGCTTCCTCCTTAGCATTCAACAAAGCATTCTCAGCTTCAGGAAGCTCATGCTCTACAAGCTTGCAGTATTTCCCACGAAGGTCCGATTTCTCCACATCATCCATGTAACGCAGCGCCATCTCGTTCTCAGGGAACAAAGCATTGAAGTGTTCATTCACTGCCTTAAGGATGTCTTTCTCACTCTCAGCGTTCTCAAAATGCAGTTCCAATGGAAACTGTTCCCGAACTGCTTCCGGAAGAACAAATTTCAGTTCTTCCGGTTCGTAATCTTTAATTATTGCCATATTAATATTTGTTTTCGTACTCGGCTGCGAATGCCGAATAATATTTGTCTGTAGGTAACGGTAACTGAATACCATATTCTGTCATTATATCTGTCTTGACAGCTTCGAGGAAATGGGACATTTCCATAGTGCTGAGATTCTTCGTTCCTCTTGCAAGTTGAGTCTTTTCACCTTTAGGAGTAACAACCATCTTTGTAAGGAACTTCTTACAGTATAGGTCATGTATGGTTTCAACTCCTTCCTTTGTGCTCCAGTATGCTTCACCAGTGAACTCACGTAAGGCACCGCCAACACACCTGAACCACATCCACATGAGTGCGTTCTGGTCAAGACTTCTCGGTTTTGTCTTTCTCTTTATTGTAAGAGTGTACTCACCATTGCGGAGAAGGCTGAGCATGAAATTGAAATCCTTATCCATCGTAGCCTTCCCGTCCTTCTTGATTATCTGCGCTTCCATAATTATCTATATGGTGGTGGAAATGGAAGTCCGTCACCATCTACATTTGGTGGGAACTGCTGGTATTGCGGTTGCTGTGTGTATTGTGGTCGCTGCTGGTACTGAGGTTGAGGCTGCTGAGCAGGCGGTTGCTGTACTTGCTGTGGCTGCTTGACTACAAGCATTTCCATGTTATCTACGAATATCTCAGTTATGGAGCGTTTAATCTGCTTGTTGTCCTCATAACTGCGTGTCCTTATCTTACCCTCAACATATATCTTATCTCCTTTGTGGAGATATTTTTCAGCCACCTCTGCAAGACCTTTCCACATCACTATGTTATGCCATTCCGTCCTGTCCGGCACCTGAGTTCCATTCTGTAATGTATAACCCTTTTCAGTTGTTGCCAGAGTAAACTGGCAGACTTTAGAACCGCCATCGAGCGTTCTCACTTCCGGGTCCTTACCGAGATGCCCGATTAACTGTACTTTGTTAAGCATCTGTATCCTCCTTTCTTAATGTAATTCTTATGGATGCTGCTGTTTCGGTCTCCTTGATGTACTGTTTATACAACTCGGGATGCTCAGATTGAAACCTCTTAGTGTCGAAAGATTTCTTGATTCCTGCAGGTGTTATGGTAGCTTTCAATACACCTGTGTCCCACGACTTGACATCGTGTTCAACCATTGCGCGTTTCAACGAATCCTTGAAACCGTCAATGAACGGCTGTATTCTCTCAACTTCCGCTACAGCTTCAAGATATTTGTTTATCACGTCCTTTGGCAATAGCTGTACTTCATCCTGCTTGTGTTCAAGTGCAGTTTCAGTATCAAGGTAACGTGTTCCCTCAATCTCACACTGCAACAGCCTTTTGACCTCCACGTCAGATTTTCGGACAAGTGGAATAAGCTCTGACTTTTCATTGTAAAGCCATACACCGTACAGTTTAGAAACCTTCAGCTCAGGATTCTGCTTTTCGAACAGGTACGCATATATTGACAACTGCCATTCGAGGTATTCAATATCCGGCTTATACGTTGTCTTGATGTCGGCAAGTGCTATAGTGCCATCCTTCTCCCAGACACAATCAATGTTTGAAGCGAAGTGCTCTTCATCTGATACAGTGTATTCATTGTCAAGTGCAGAATAACCGGCACCAGTACGTATCATAATATAACTGACTGCCTCCTGGCTTTCAGGCTCAAATCCTGTAACGTCTGCAAACTGGCAGTCATGATGAACCTTTGTTCCCCTTTCTGCAGCCCTTTCTAAGACGAACTGAGGAACATCCTTATACTTATCCGGGAACAACTGTCTCTTAATCATTCCCGTTATTCCTGAAAGCTGCTTGTCGCCCAGGAAATATGTGTGGTTCTCTTCATTGAAAACCACACCTGACTTAACTAACTCTATCATTTTGGAAATCTTTTACACATTGTTTGAATCTCATTCTTAAACTCAAGATTGTTTTGCATAGCAGCGTATTTTTTCCACACAGCATTAACTTCTGCTCGACTCTTACATACCTTTACTTCATCAATCGCTTCCTTTAGCTGTTTACCAGAAAATACACTTGAATTTTGCTGAGTCTTTTCAGACTTCTTTTCCTTTGGTATAGGGAACTGGTATCTTATCACACCATTGTTGTCTACAATGATACATTTACTAACCTCTCTGTTCTCGTCATACTCAATCTCACTTACAGAGAACTTAGTATAAGTAGAACATTTTCCCGAAGTGCTCTTAAAGATTTCGTTTGATTCAAGTTTTACCCAAATAAAAGGTGCCGAGTAAAGTTCCCGACCAATCCCCCAGTTGAATCCGGCACGCTTGAATGCATCGGAAGCCTGACCTTTCTCCTTTTCCGTATTGGATTCAGTTCCGACATCCTGCTTGCTCACCCATTCCTTTTTCTTTTCATCGTAGATTGATATGGTGCAGAATAGGTTTCCGTTCACAACTTCGTGGTCTCTCTTCCAGTTCATTGGTCCGAACACCTCATCAAGAAGTCTCATATCCACACGGGCATCCTTGTACAGCAACAATGTGCATCCTTTCTCATTGATTGTACCTATTCGGCATTCAATCTCGTTTGCTCTCAGGGTTCTTATGTTCACAATTTTGTCAGAAAGTGTCTGTTGCACTTCTTTTTCTTCCTGTTTTTCTTCCTGATTATCTTTTTCAGGAACGTCTGTTTTAGCTTTTCTTTCAGCCATAATTAAAATATTAATGGTTTGACTTTTAGTTCTTTACATCTGTAAAGGTAGTTCAGATAGTCAAGTTTTGCAATCCGAAACTTCGCCATTTTTACGCCTTAACCTTTGTTCTCATTATGATAAATAAAACCCTGGGGCGTATTCCCCAGGGCACATCACACACAATCAATCCTTTCCGATTTCGCGTTACCTTTCAGATAGAGTCAACGGCTAACCGATGCCGCGCGGATGAAACCCTGCGCTATCTTCGCCCTACTTTCGGATTCAATAACGGATTTCTTTCAAAGGTTTGTGGTACCGGCAGGATTCGAACCTGCAATGCTTGGCAATCTTCACGTCTGATGCGTAGAACGGTATGATTCGTTTTACATTGATGCCCTGTTTTCATAACATCATAACCAAGTCTACTAAGAGTTGTCAGCGTCTACCAATTCCGCCACGATACCATAGAGACCGAAGTTCCGACACGGTGCCATTGGCGTAACCCCGAATAGGCTTTCGGACTAAAATGACTATGAAAAACACACACCGGAACACGATGTAAATTGTGGGCACTACGGGAATCGAACCCGCATCTTCGACTAACAATAGAGATTTCTAACACTAACAAACAAACATGGAATGGAATTATGCCGATGTTCTACCATTAGACCAAGTGCCCATGGAAAAAATAGTACGGACGACTTTCACAAGCCAGTCCGTACACCAAGAAATTAAAACGTGTAAACATTTATGTAGAAAATAACCACCTTCACAGGCTTTTAGACTTATTCCTTTTTTTATGTCTCTTCTTGTACGAACAGTACCTTAACACATCAGCACCATTGCAGAACCATTTTCCGTTCTGACAATCTGCCTTCTTCTCAGCACGTATCTTACCGCTCTCAACAAGCTTTTCCAACCGGTTCTCGGAACCGACTATTCCTGATGCCTGAGACTTGCTGAACTTTATTCCTTCCATTGCAAGAAGTATGTTCTCAAGAATCATTCCTGCTGTATTATCTGACAATATTGTAGTCATAAACTTCCCATTTAATTCGAACACCATCAGCTAACACGCGTTACAATTATTACTCCCTTTTCACGATCTGAAATGCAAGTCCATTTCATACCATTACGTCTCTCCTTATCAAGACGGCAAGTTATCGTATTCATGACCGTAATCTTCTGGTCAATATTGAACACCTCATCACTGCCAACATTCATGTTACGAAGGGTAGCAATAACAGGTTTTCTTTCAACTACTTTTTCCATATCTCCTTCCACGTTACAACATTCAATTTAAACGAACACACAACAAATATTACGCATACAAGCGTCCAGAATCCCTGCAACTTTCCCTGAGTAGAAAGTGCGCTGTACAACAAGCCCAAAGAGCAGGATGTTACGGCCAATGACAAGATAAACGGTGCCAGTATTTTAAAAGACAATATGGCAAACCAGATATATGACAAAATTCTCATAACAACTAAATTTTAATTCGCTCCGAGAGACGGATTCGAACCGCCACCTGCACCAAAAATCCTTATGCCCTCAGACTGGTGCCGTTCTGCCATTAAACAACCTCGGAATGTTCCCTCCGAGATTTTGTAATCATGGGATTTTTCCGGAGGGATTTCTTAATTTTACGCTGTCAAACTAAAAAATTAAGAATAATGAAAAAGTTTATTACTATTGCAGACACCAACGGCAAATCGTGGTGTATTAACACTGATGCAATTATCAGCGTAGAAGATTTAAGAGGTCAAACCGCTTTTTATCTCAAAGAAGGCAAAGCACCAATTATCACTAACCTGAAGTTTGAGTCTGTTGTTGCGTTGCTTGACGCTCGTTAAAAATCCGTATATTGCGGTAAATAGGAATGGATAGAAACCTTATTATAAGTGTCGTTCTGTCTGTTCCTATACAGTCCTGCAAAACCTTGTCTCCACACTTTATATCACCGACAACCTTATCGACGATATATTCTTTCTCAATAATCGCTTTCATTTTCAAGTGAGTTAATCAGGGCTGGAGAAGGGAGTCGAACCCTTACATCAACGATAATCATTATTGCATTCATCTATTTTTTATAACCCAGTGTTGCGCTCTACCGTTAAGCTACTCCAGCTATATCATATCGTAAAACCTATTACAATAGGCCGAATTGCTACAATTCTACACTCTGTCGGACCGCCCGCTATCCACGGTGAATTACTATACCATTCCGGTATGTCCGTCAGCCAAAAGATGTCAAGGAACTCTTCTCTATTGTTCCCGGATAGGCGGTCAGGCCACACCGGGATGTGATTTGTCAATCACCGAAAACACTCATTCTCATCTCTTCCTTGGAAGTGAAAAGTTCTTTCTCGGAATAAGTTACAAATGCTTCACTGGAACATTCCTTTCCTTTTGGAACCACCATGTAATAGTAGTTCGTCTGACCTCCATCCGTATCCACACAGATATTGATGCTCCTGATTGTTTTCTCTTCAGCCTTCATTCCTATAAGTGTCCATACTTTCTGTCCTGGCTGATACTTGGTTGGTTTAATTTCCATAATGGTTTTGACTTTTAGTGAGGTTTTTATTACGCAAATTTGTATCTCAAATAATCGGCTTCACTTGCAAAGCCGGGGTCAACGCTGCTGAAATCATCATCATTTTCAATGTGGCTTTCAGCAACTTTGAGTTCATCTTCAAGAAAACTTATGAAATCTTCCTTGCTGTCGTCTGTATTGAAGTAAGATTGCATCTCTTCTTCTGTCATAGACTTTGCTTTTTCGATGTCAGCTTTAAGACTTTCAGCTTCATTTTCGTAGAAAAATTCATCAGTTTTCATTTTCAATTATTCGTTTTAATTTCTATTTTTGTATGTGTGATTGATTGTATTGCAAATATATCGCTATTTGACGATATATACAAACGTGTGAATATTTTTATATCGTCATTTGACTATATTTAACGTTTATGTAGAAAGAACTATGACAAATATTTTAGAAAGAATAAAAGAATTCATATCAATCAACGGTTTAACACCCAGAGCGTTTGCCATAAGAATAGATTTTAACTATTCAACATTGAATAATTACCTCACCGGTAGAAGAACAACAATAGACTTGGAACTTATAAACAAAACCTTGTCGTCATTTGACAACCTTTCGGCAGAATGGCTTCTTCGCGGTACTGGAGAAATGGTGCTGACATCTGAACAGCCAACTGCTTCAAACGAAAACGACAGATTAATCAAGCTGATTGACACAATAGCCTTCCAGCAGGACACAATCAACAACCTGCAGAGAAGAATCAAGGAACTGGAAGCGGAACTGATAATAGCTAATAATGAACGTAAGATAGGATAATATGGGAAATTTTATTCAAAACCTCGCTAAAGGTTTCATCAGATCTGCTGTAAACCAAGTCGGCCGAGATGGTGGAAAGATTATAAGCAACCAGATATACGGTGATGCTCACTCCACTCCATATAGAAATACGTCTTCTCAATATACGAATAATGAAGAAGTAATTTACAAAGAAGTTTCACCTGATGAAGTCAGAGAGAAAGCAATAAAAGATGGCTACACACCTGTTTACAGTCAAACTCACTGGATAGTCAAAATATTGTATTTCATATTCAGCACATTTTGGCTGGCAATTTTATTTAATGGTTTACCAATACTTGCTGCAATACCATCAGTGATATTGCTTTGCAAAGGTGTTAGCAAAATCATAAACAAAAACGAGATTAAAATGCAAAAAATAGCTTCTGTTGCAGTATATAAGCCAGACAGGAGATACAGAAATGGAGAAAGACTGGTAGGATACACTAACAAAAAGTTAGAGATTAAAGTAAAATCATCAGAAGAAGAAGCAAAGGAAAAACAAGCAGTTGGCAATAGCTATGTGATAATGGCTATCATATCCATCATAATTGGTATAGTATATAATACATAGCACAAGTTAGTAGCAAGATAATTAACAATTTATGCTATAAGTATAGTTCCAGATACGATAATATTCTACAACAATAAACACTAAACACAAAATAAAAATGAAAAAAGAAAGAATTTTAGAATTAAAAGTTTACAAACGTAGATATAAACTTAAAAAAAGGAATCAAAAACCAAGAAAAAAAGCATTGGCCGGAGTTTTTCCACGTATCAACATAAAAGTACAAACCAATCTTTTATCTTTTTTCCGAAAAAAAGGTTTTATAAATAAAGACTATATTTCAGATAGAGTAATTGTTCCCAAAATATTCTCTTTTGAAGAGAATAGCGATGACTGTATAACATTCTTTAAATGCCTAATGTCATCCTATCTGTTAACAGATAAAACTACCATTGCAGATTTTAATATATGTGAAAGAATTGATATTACAAATGCAATGTTGTTAAAGATTATAGTAAGAGAACTAATTGAGACAAAAGTACGATATAACAATAGATTTTATAATCCTACAGATAAAGAGATTAAATACAAAAAATCAAAATGCAATAAAGTAAACAGGTCTTTATTCGCTCTAAAGTTAGTAGACAATATAGGAAAGAAAGAAGTAGAGGATGTTAAACCTGAAGAAGGTTTCCTATATTTAGGACTACAAACAAACTTGGCAAGCAAGACCTCATACAAAGAGAACAAAAAAGGAGCTGTTTGTACTATAGTCAGAGAATTTATAAATGAATCACTGGTGCAATCAAACGCAATCCTAAATGCTAGTGGTATTCACAAAATAGACAAACTCTTATCCGAAATTTTTAATAATGCAGAAGATCATAGTACACATAATGAATGGTATGTTGACGGCGTTTCTTTTAAAAATATTATTGATGGAGAACCTATAATAGAACTTAACTTAGGAATATTAAATTTTGGATTTTCTATTTCAGAAGGTATCATTAATAATGAAAAGAAAAACAAAGAAATGATGACAAATATAAAAAAATGGTATAATAAGCATTCAGAATTGAAAGAGAAAGTAGGATCCAAACTAAATAAAGATGATTTATATACATTATATAGTCTACAAGACGGAGTAAGCCGTTTAAAATACGAGGATGAGAGTCGAGGACACGGGACTATGAATTTCATCAGGGCATTTATAACACTGGGGTCATTTGGAAAAGAAAATCCAGACTACAAACCTCATTTAAACATTATATCAGGAAAGACTTGTGTACGTTGTGATAATGAAGTAGAACCATATGAAGAGAACAATAACTACTTCTTATCGCTAAATAAGGAAAAAGATATATCTTTATTACCTGAAGAGAATTACCTTAGACACATGCAGGAATATTTTCCAGGTACATTCCTTGAAGTTAAGATATATCTAAACAAAAAATATTTTAGTAAGACTTTAAAAAATAAATGGAATGAAAACAATAAGGTTAACCCAAGCGCATAGAGGACCAAATAGCACTATGTTCACAGGTAGAAAACAAGGGTATCAAGTAAGAGAAGAATTAAAACTTAACCAATGTGATAAAGATAGAGAAGAATATGAAATATCAGTACCTGAAGGAACAACATCATTCAACCCATCATTCTTCTTAGGATTATTCTATGAAAGTATATGTAATCTTGGAGGTATAGACAATTTTCATGAAAAGTATAAAATTACTTTTGAAGATGAAGACCCAGAAGTCATAAAATGTCTAAAAGAAGATATTGCAGACAATGAAAGACAAGCTGTAATAGAATATAACAATAGAAAATAGTTTATGGATAATTTACCGTATATTCATTTCAAGAATGATTCGTTAATGAACCAATCTTTCATCTTTGCATACCAACCTTTAGATAGCTTATACTACGACAAAAGAGAAGATGAACTAGAAAGGCTTGAAAAGATTATAAGTACTGATTTTTATGCAAATGTAATTTCAACATTAGCAATAATATTAACTATAGCCATATTCATAAGACAAAATTATATAAACAACAGAGATAGAAAAAAAGAGACAAAAAAGAGTTGGTACATGTCTGTAATAATACAACCCAATCTCAACAATATTGATACATTCTATAATCAAATACATCAACGAATTAATAACAATATTAATTCGTTGAAAAGAATTAATGACGGCAGATTTATACCAAGACAAAAGGCAAGAGCTAATAGAGCACTTAGAGATTTAAGAAATGATTTTCTTGACAATTTTGTTACGATTATACAATCATACGATAAATCTCTTGCTACAAATATAAATAGAATAATAAACGATTTACAGGATTTATGTTCAAATCAAATTGACAACTATTCAAATGCAGATATATCCCAAATAAAAAAGAGAATATATGAAAATAGAGCCTCACTAATAAGCCTCCTATATGATGGGATAAAAGAAGAAAAAGAAAAGTGGTATAAAAGAATCTTCAAATGGAGAAGACAGTAA